ATTAGATATTATCAAATGATGCTCCTGTTGGGGTAATTATGAACTCAACATCGATAAATTCAAGTGAACGAGTTGGTTTTACATAGATTTTACCTCTAAGTGTGTTTGCATCAATGTCCTCAGGGTCATTAGATACAGTTACACGGAACTCATATAAACCTCTTTCTCTCTTAATTGCTTCAAGAATTGGGTTTACTAATCTCAAGAATTCATTACGAACTTGTTCGTCATTTTGTTCGAACAACAATCTTACAGCAACTGCTGAAATAAGTTTTCTTGCTCTTAACAATAATCTTCTTACGTTAATTCTATCCAATGCAGATTCTCTTACTTGAAGGGTTTTGTTACCCCAAATAATGGTACCTGTATCAGAGAAAGTAGCGATTGGGTTGATTCTTGCCTTATATAAATCATCTCTTTCGTCAAGAGTTAATTTTTTAACCGCTTTGATTGCCTTAACCAAACCTCTTGAATAACCCGCTACTGCGAACCAAGGGAATGATACGTTATCTGTTAACGCAATGTTTCTTACAACCTCACCTGTAGGTGGAATGTATAATTGAGTTGCGTTGTCTTGGTCTCTAACTTGAATCCAAGGCCAGTAGGTTGCTGAATAGTTAGTATCCAATGCCACACCGTCCAATGCGTCAATTACTTCGTCCGCAGTTGATACGTTTGGAGATGCAATAACATAAAGTGAATCCGCTCTATCGTTTTCCATAATATCGATTGCCTGTGTAGTTAATGAACTATGGTCGTAGAAGTTAATACCCGGAGTTGCGAAGATGTTGATATCTACCGCTTCAGGGTTTGCGAATGTGTTAATACCTTGTAGGTATGCATAATAATCAGAGTTTCCAACAGTTGTACTGAATACACCACCGTTAGTTGTGTGACCACTTACATATGTTGATTTACCAAAGATATATCCGTCTCCGTAAGTTTTAGTTTGACGATAAATGTCAAAACCATCGAAACCACCACCAACTGCAAATGTGAATTTACGGTAAGTTGTTGCTGTTAATGGATTATCAACACCTGTTTGTCCTTCTAAATCGTAAGGAGTTGTTGTAAATGTTGTACCTGTAATAGTAGATGCGTTTACTGATAAGTGGAAACCACTTGTTGAACCCGCAGCCGCCGCTCCTTTATATTTGAATAAGTCTTTGTCAAGTCCAACTTGTGAAGATAGACCTAAAGTTACTTTTCTAATTTTATCACCGGCAGATGTAACTGGAGAACCATCAACATTGTAACTGATAACATCACCTGCGGTGTAGTATTCCGTTTTATATAATACTGAACCCAAAACAGAACCTGAGAAGTTTGTGTTTGCTACAAATCCTTTAAATCCTGCTGGAAACGCATCAGTTGGGTGGTTTTCAGCCATATTCAACATGATGTATTTTGAACGTAATTCGTATTCACCGTCAGAAGTACCAACTTTCTTAGCCACATAACCTGGTAGGTCTGGATTCATTGAACATCTTGTAAATTTCTCAAGTGCAACTAAATTATCGTCAGTATCGTTAAAGTCACGAACAATTAAATCAAATTCACCTGTTTCGATATCGATATTGATGATAGACATTTTGATTTGTGCGTTCGCTGCGTCACCATCTGAAATTGTAATAGTCTCAAATAGGTCAGAAACCTCACCACCACGTACTTCAGATACTACCATTGGAGAAATTGGGGTATCCCACTCTCTAACGAAGTTTGTACCTTCAGAAACATAAAGTTCAGTTAAACTAATACCTCTTACTAAACCTTGTTCGTATGCGGTCTTTAAATAATTTGGATATGTTTCGTAAACATACACCGGAATGTCCGATTTAGGTTTGTCATATACATCAGTACCTAACACTTTAGTTACATACTTAGATGATGATAAATCCATTGAACAAGTGAATGATTTTACACCACTTGTAGAACCCGTTACATTAACTGTAAACTCGGCGAAAGGATTTGTTGACAAATCAGAACCTGAAATGTTGAAACTTGTGTTACCTGTAACTTCAAGTAACAATGTTTGTCCTGAATAAGAACCTCTTGAACGGAACGCCGCAACAACTTCACCGTCATTGGTTAATGTTGCATCGTACTCATATCTTGTTACTGAGAATAGGTTAGTTGAACCATTCCATACGAATAAATAAGAATAAACCTCATTTGTACCGTTATTGAATGTGTTGTACCAATTTTTATTCCAAGATGAATTTACATTTAGGTCACCTGTAAGTGGTGAAATCATTTCTTTAGTTGGGTCTTGAGCTGCAACATCTGTTGCATCCGCCGCACCAATAACGAACCATGTACCTGTACCACCTGTGAAACCACTAAATTCTGTGTAGATGTAATCTGTAATAGATGTACCATCATATGCAGTTTTACCCGAAAGTTCAGCGTATACTGTACTTCCTGTGTAAGTTGCTAATGGTGTTGGGTCCATTGTGATACCTGTTGTGGTACCTGTTGTCATACTCCCCAAAACAAAACCACCAAGGGTTTGAATTGCGAAAGTTTTCACTGGTTTATATCCTGTTAACCCTAGGATTCTTGTTACGAATAATTGATTCGATTCTTCAAGGTATGCTTTAGCAACATAAGGTAACTCATATTTTGGGTTACCCGCCCCGTCTTTTGCTGGTGATGAACCTCCAAAGTACAATTTAAACTCATCATAATCTTTAACTAAGATTGGTTCGAAGGCTGGACCCTTTAAGGTTTCACCTACCAAACCTAATGTAGTAACACCTACACTTTGTGCGACGAATGTTAAATCTTTTTCTGATGTATAAACACCTGGAGATACAAATACTCTATTTGAATTTGCCATTTTTAATTGTTTGGTTTATTTATTTTATTTGTTATTCTATAAATATCTTTGATTCTAGCAAAGATTTCGTAAGTTTTTTAAAAAAAGATATTTAAAAATCCTTTTTTATCATTATTTATCTTTATGACAAAAGAAAACTTAAAAAACATCAAAGTCAGTGAGAAACACCATGAGATGTTAAAAGATTATTGCGATAAAAACGGATTGAAGATTTATAAGGTTGTCCAAAAATGGATTGAGGAGACCTGTAAACCAAAAAAGAAAGATTTATATGGAGATTAACTTAGGTAAACCACGCCAATTTTTGAACCGATAACAGGGGCTCCGAGTAGTTTAACTTTATAGTTACCTGATACTTCAAATCCCGACCCTTCATCTTCAACAAGACCGTTGATGTCTAAACTGACAATACTATCTATTGGTGATGAGGTTGTGAATTCCAATGTGGAACCATCATATACAAAAGTTTCATTTGTAACTTGTAATGGTTTACCGAAGGTATCAATAAATGTATCGTTTCTACCTTTAAAGTATGTGATGGTAATAACATCATTCTCATCAGGTGGAGATGCAAAGGTTATTTTAGACGTTCCGGGGATGTGGTAATAATCATCATCTCTAACTTGTACAAGACCATTAATCGCAACGGTAAAGAGGACATTAATACTTTCACCAACACTAAAAACGGTTTGTAAACCATCGGCGGTGAACGTTGCCACCGTAATTTCAATGGTTTTATTAATATATTTTTTCGCAAAGTTATTACTTGCGATAAACTCATTCAAAAGAAACATTCTACTGATTGCTGGTTTAACTTCAAACTCCTCGTCGTCAATTAAAAACCCTAACATTGTAAATGTGTAGTTTTGGATATAGAACCTTCTACCGTCCAATGAGTCCATTGGTGTGTTATCTTCGATTCTATCCAATATAATCGGAATGTAGTGTCCTTTTACACTTGTGTACGATTGACGTGAAGAGAACTTCTGTAAAACGATTTTATTAAATCTATTTACGTCTCTAACCTTTGTACAAACAATGGTCACATCAAAAGTAATGTCAATTGCCACGGGTTGAGGTATCTTGTATATGTCCGCACCCATTTGAGTTCCGTTCCATGTTGGAACCGATGCATAGAAAAAGTCTCTCCTATCGGGAATTGTTCTTTGAACAACAGGGTTTGTACCGGGTTGAACGTCGGGTCTTCTAATAACCGCCATAAATGGTAGTTTCATATTACCATCCTCATCGGCAAATGTCCAATTGTTTGACATCTCACCCCATCTTTGAATTGTTAATATTCTCGGGATAATCGGAATTTGGTCTCCGTCAGATATAATCTTAAAATGTTCTTTAACAAAATCGAGCATACCTAAGTCAAGGTCCTCGTGTAAAATCGAATCAGGTAAAAAAGTGTCTGACTTGGTTATTCTCTCAAGTAACTCTTTTCTTCTGCCGACAATATCGGGTCCGTTCATATCGGATTTAACTCCGTAGACTTGGATGTTATTTTTTCTTTTAGGTATTCCCATGTTTAAATTCCACGAAATTCTGATTCCTGTGTTGGAACACAAAGAATGGTTCTATAATATGGTTTGAATCCAAACATACTATGTTTATTGTCTGAGGTTACTTTACCATCATTTGTAACGGTATAATATCTAATTCTTTCTTCAGATTCAGGATACCCAATGTAATCTCCGTATCTTATATCTATTTCGAGTTCCTCTAAATGTCTCATATAAACAGAAACAGTCATATTACCAGGTTCCAAATATCTACCTAAACCACCTTTATATGTGGTATTTTTTGGTTCCTCAATTTTTACCAATGCATTAAACTCAACAGGAGGTAAAAATTTGATTTGGTCTTTACCAACTTCAGCGTATACTTCATCGGTATCTGTCTTTTGTCTATCGACACGAAAAACAACCAATTTCATATTCAAATCACCATGCAAATATTCCTGACCCATTTGAACATTTAAATCAAAATCGGTTTCAGAGAAAAATTTACTAAGTCTTGTTATTGGTAACTTATGTTTCATACCCAATAAATAGTTCCATTATTCATTCTAATTTCTTATATTTAGAATATATGCAGAATAAAATACCCGAGATAGAGGCGAGGGATATCTTATTAAGTTACGAAGGATTCAACAATCAGTTGTTGGATTGGAAAGAAAAGTTTTCTAAAGTTAAAAACTTTCAATTGACTCGACCTCAGGCAGAATACGTCTTGAAATATCATGAGACGGTACCTCGTGTTGCTAAAAAATATCTAAACATTTCTAAAAACTTTGCGAGTACAATTATGGAAAGTAAACATCTCACTTATGTCCCTGAAAAGATATGGTGTGAGAAATTGTTGTGTGAAAGTGATAAGGCATACCACATTTGGGGTAAAGTAGTTGAGACTGAGAAGAACTATTCATTATGGTTACCAAAGTCGTCAATTATTCAAGAAGAAAAGAAACTAAACAGAGAAGTGGATTATAGTCCATACTCACATAGAGCACCAATGGAACACCAAAAGGTGGCAATTGAAAAATTATTGGCAAATAACAAATACATACTTGCCGATGATATGGGATTAGGTAAAACAACATCAGCAATTATTGCATCACTTGAGAGTGGGGCAAAGAAAGTATTAATTATCTGTCCCGCATCTTTGAAGATTAACTGGCAACGTGAAATCGATAACTACACCGATAAAAAGGTGTTAATTGTTGAAGGTCGTAAATGGGGGTCCACATTTGATTTTTATATTATCAACTATGACATCATTAAGAACTACCACACGACCGAAAACTCTGAAGATAGTGAATCATACCAATTAATAGTTAAAGAAGGGTTTGACCTCGTTATAATCGACGAGGCACACTATGTTTCGAACCCAACCGCACAAAGAACAAAATTAATCAACGATATCGCCAAACAAATACCTAAAGTGTGGTTGTTAACTGGTACTCCGATGACATCGAGACCAATTAATTATTATAATTTATTAAAATTAGTTAATTCACCAATCGCGTTAAATTGGCAAAGTTTTGTTAGGAGATATTGTGCCGGATATCAATTTAATGTCGGAGGTAAAAAGATTTGGAACACAAGTGGTGCAAGTAATCTCGATGAATTAAGAGATATGACTAAAAACATTGTTCTTAGAAGAATGAAAACGGATATCCTCGATTTACCTGAAAAAATTATCACACCTGTTTTCTTAGATTTAAAGAGTACGTTCTATGATGAAGAGTTGGAGGATTTCATGAGAATTTCTAAAGACAATCAAAAGAAAGAATCAATTACGGTAACACTTAATCGTCTGATGAAAATTAGACAGGTTATTGCATATGAAAAAGTACCATATACATGTGAATTAATTGAAAAGTTTATTGAACAAGGTAAGAAAGTAATTGTGTTTACAAACTTCACAATGAGTCTCGATATGATACATGAGAAGTATAAGAAGAACTCTGTTACTCTTGATGGTAGAATGTCAAAAGATAGAAGACAGGAAAGTGTTGACCGTTTTCAAAACGATGATAAGATTA